CCAGGGTTGTTACCTTATACTCTGCCGAGAACACACGAAGACTCGCTCCGCTCCATTACTCGTTATACGACATGTTGAAGAGGCGAGGGTGGCTGTTGGTAGGTGAACCGACCGATCAGCACGTTTCACGCCTTACAGGCGCTGCTTTTTTGAGTTTTGACTACTCTTCCGCGACAGACAATATCAAGCGGGAGTACGTGAAAGCAGCAGTTGAGGTATTGGAAGAACAAGCGGACCATCTTTCTGATGATGAGATACAGGCACTCCGAGTGCTATCAAATTTGGTGATTGATGGCAAGGAGACGTTTTCTGGTCAACCCATGGGATCAGTAATGTCTTTTCCATTATTGTGCATAATCAACAAGACCGTAGTTGATATGGCACTTTCCGCTATGTTAGACAGGAAGGAGATTGGATTTAAAGAGTGGACAAGTCACCCCCTTTTGGTTAATGGGGACGATTTGTTAACCCGCGAAGTTCGGGGCAACACGGATCTCCGAGGTGAAGTGGTCAGACAAGGAAGTCAGGTTGGTCTCGTCGTGAACGAAGAGAAAACCATGGTCTCTGAAAGCGATGGAGAAATAAATTCCACCTATTTCCGAGATGGCCACAAGCAGAGAAAATTTAACGCGTCGTCGCTGTGGATGGACGCTGGTGTCGAGGACGTGCTTGGCTTTGCTGCCCAGGCTACGCCCAACGCGAGAGTATTTCGTAAGGTTGTCAGACGGAATTTGCGTACTCTGGCTAAACAGTCAGATAAGCATCTCCGGGAAATACCATACTCTTTAGTAGCGGTTTGCCGTAAAGACAAGAAAATTAGAGCCGCACTCACCAGCTTGCCCGATCGTGTTTTACCGACCAAACAAGGAGTAATTAGTATGGATCTTCGTCCTGAAAATTATTCCCTTAGTAGGGATGAGGAACACAACGCAATGCTAGAAGAGATCGAAAGAGTGAGGGAGCGAGGAATTGCAAGAGGATCCGAAAGGAAAATCAAACATCAACCTGGCGTTATACCTGCTGCGAGATCCTTTAATGCTGTCCGAAAACAGTTGAACAAAGCCGCCCCGGATGTGATCCCGGCTTGTTATGTTCGCTGCTTCATCAACAAAGTTAAAGAAGAGGGTATTTTGAGAGAGGTGGCTCCTCTCGAAATGTCGTTGCCCCCGGGCGATGGCAGTCAGATCAACCGACTGATTGACAATATCCGCGCGTTTAAACTTACGCGAAATAGCAGTGCATCTCCAGGAACAATTGACGCTCAGGCTGATTTTGTGAGTTTGTGCTGCTAGCGAGTAATCGCAGAGCAAACCGAGTTAATTCCTCTCGGGCCCCACGGGGTAATATCCGGAAACGGACGTTGGGTGGTTCAGTCCTG